AGAGAATAAACAGTTTGAAAAACTTATTCCTGGTGTCAATACATACACATGAGTCTCTTTGTAATACACAACTATCAAAAAGAACTCAAAGCTGTAAAAGATCAGTTGTTTGATCATTTGACACAAGGGGTTGAAAATTTCGAAGAATATAAGTATATTCAAGGAAAGATACATATGATTGACATATGCCAACAGGAACTTTCTCGCCTGCTGGAACAAGAGGAGAAAATAGATGACTAAAACTTTATACGTGCCAGATCACGTATTAGAAAAATACAAAAATCCTAATGAGGGTGTCGACCCTGATAGGAAAGAATTACAAAAATTACCACAACCTGTTGGATGGAGAATCTTGGTCTTACCTTTTAAGGCTCAAGAAAAAACCAAAGGTGGTGTTATACTTACAGACAAGACAGTTGAGGACTCTCAACTAACAGCATCGGTCGCTTTAGTTTTAGCAACAGGACCAGATGCCTATAATGATAAAGAAAAGTTTCCTAATGGTCCTTGGTGTAAACAAGGCGATTGGGTTGTGTTTGGCAGATACGCAGGATCAAGACTTAGAATTGAAGGGGGAGAGGTTAGGTTACTCAACGATGACGAGATACTCGGAACAGTTGAATCACCTGAAGATGTATTAACAATTATTTAACATGGGAGGTAAACCATGCAAACAGAAATAACATCTGGTCAAAAAGAAAAGATGGTCGATCTTGATACCTCGGGAGAGGGTGCCGAAGTAGAATTAGAAGATAAAGCACATGGCACAGTCAGTCCGGAAAAGTATGAAGAAGTAAAGACCGAAGAAAAAGATCCACTAGATCCTAAAGTTGAAGTTCAAGAAGAACAACAATCTGAGGAAATGGATCAATATTCAGATAAAGTAAAAAAACGAATTGATAAATTAACATACAAGATTCGTGAAGCTGAAAGAGAAAGAGAAGCTGCTCTTAGTTTTGCTCAAAACGTGCAAAAAGAATTATCAGACGCAAAGAAAAAAACTTATGACATTGACAAAGGTTACATGTCAGAAAGTGAAGTTCGTAATAAGATGGCTGCAGATCTTGCACGTCAAACTCTTATACAAGCTAGAGAAGCTGGTGATTATAATAAAGAAGAAGAAGCAAGAGCTGCTCTAACAAAACTTGATCTTGAAGCTGAAAGAATTCGAGTTACTAAATCTAAAAAAGAACAAGAGTATGAAGATTTCCAAAAAGAATTGGAACAGGGGCAGAAACAAGCTCCCGCACAAGAACAAAGACCACAACCTTCATCCAAAGCATTAGCTTGGGCTGAAAAAAATACTTGGTTTAGATCTGATGCGGATATGACTGATTATGCTCAAAGAATTCATCGAGGATTAGTAGCAGAAGGATTTGACACGGAATCAGATGAATACTATGATGAATTAACCAATAGGGTTAAAACAAAGTTTCCAGAGTCTTTCCAAGGCTCGGATCAGGCTACCAGAAGCAACAAACTCGCCCAACCCGTTGCCTCTGCATCAAGGTCTGCAACCAGTGGGCGCAAATCTGTTAGGTTGACTCCTAGTCAGGTAAAAATAGCTAATAAGCTTGGAGTTCCTCTAAGCGAATATGCTAAGTACGTTTAGGAGGTACAACATGACAGATACAAAAACACCAAGAAGTGCACAAACAAGGGTGACTGAGGAAAGAAGAAAACCTTGGAAGCCACCGTCTCAATTAGACGCACCACCATGTCCTGATGGATATAAGCAAAGATGGCTCCGTCATCGTGTAAATGGGGCAGATGATACTAAAAATATCAATGCCAAACTCAGAGAGGGTTGGGAGTTAGTGAGAGCTGACGAAAACGACAAAAACCTTTACTCTGCTTACAACGGAAGTATCAAAGCTTATGAGGGTGTCATCAGTGTAGGTGACTTGCTATTGGCAAGAATACCAACGGAGATTGTTGAAGAGCGTAATGCTTATTTCAAACGCAAGACTGATCAACAGACTGAAGCGTGGGAAACAGATCCGTTAAAAGAAGAACATCCTAGCATGCCTATCAATTCCGATAGGCAAAGTCGTGTGACTTTTGGAGGTCCTAAGAAAACCAACTAAGTCACTTAATAATAAAGGAGATGAACGATGGCAAATCAATCTGGATATTACGGATTTCGTCCCGTTAAAATGCTCGGTGCTGCTTACAATGGTCAAGGCCAAAGTGAGTACACTATTGCTAATAACGAGGCATCCGCAATGTATCAAGGCGATCCAGTAATACTGGTCGCAAACGGAGCTATTGATGTCGGTTCAACTGCTGGTGCTGAACTAATTGGAGTTTTTAATGGTTGTGAATATACTGATCCTACTACAGGAAAGCCTACTTTTTCAAATCATTATCCAGGCAGTGTCGCAGCGGCGGACATCAAAGCATTTGTTATAGATGACCCGAATGTAATATTCGAAGTCAAATGTGACGACACTAACGCTGCACAAGCGCAAGTGGGTACAAACTGCAACATCGCAACATACAGCGCAGGTTCTTCAATTGATGGAATCTCAAATGTTGTTGTTGATGGTAGCACTTTTACTACTAACGCAGGCGGCAACTTTAGAGTAGTGGGTCTATCAACTGACGTTGATAACAGTGATTATTCTGCAGCAAATGCAGCTATTCACGTTAAGATTAACTTACACTCTCTAACAGACACAACAGGCGTATAGGAGGTTAAACTATGGCTATATCTAGAAGTCAACTCGTTAAAGAGTTAGAGCCGGGTTTAAATGCACTATTTGGCCTGGAGTACGGACGTTATGATGCTGAGCATACCGAAATATTTGAAACAGAAAATTCTGATCGAGCATTCGAAGAAGAAGTAATGTTATCAGGTTTTGGTAATGCAAGAGTAAAGTCAGAAGGTGGATCAATTGTTTATGACAATGCGACAGAAACCTTCACAGCACGTTACACACATGAAACAATTGCACTTGGTTTTGCAATCACTGAAGAAGCTGTTGAAGATAATCTTTACGACAGAATCTCAGCAAGATACACAAAATCACTTGCTCGTTCTATGGCAAACACCAAGCAAGTTAAAGCTGCTAACGTATTAAACAATGCGTTTGATGCTAACTTTACTGGTGGTGACGGTGTTGAGCTTTGTTCTACATTGCACCCAACTGTAGCAGGTACATTAGCTAATGAGCTATCAACTGCTGCTGACTTAAATGAAACCTCACTGGAGCAATCATTAATTGATATTGCTGCATTTACTGATGAGAGAGGTTTACTTATCTCTACACAGGGAAGAAAACTTATTATTCCTTCAGAGCTACAATTTGTTGCTGACAGACTTATGGCTTCAGCAAACAGAACAGGCACTGCAGACAATGATATCAATGCACTTAGAAATATGGGCATGCTTCCTGAGGGATATGTAGTAAACCACTACTTAACAGATAATGATGCATTCTTCATCAAGACTGATATTCCAAACGGTTTCAAGTTATTCCAAAGATCCCCAATTAGAACATCTATGGAAGGTGACTTTGACACTGGTAACGTAAGATACAAAGCTAGAGAGAGATACTCATTTGGTTTCTCAGATCCTAGATGTGTATTTGGTTCTCCAGGTGCTGCATAAGCATTTAACTGATAACTAAATTTAAAGGGGCGTATGTCTTTGACTGCGCCCTTTTTTTATGCTTAAATTAGACTTTATTAACCCAAGACCCTTCGGGGACTATATCAAGGAGAATAGACATGGGAATAACTACATTTTCTGGTCCAATTAAGGCCGGAACAATTAAGAACACTACAGGAACTACATTAGGCTCTGATATTAAAAACACAGGACAAGTTCTAATGGCTCAAACATTTACAACAGGTACACTTGCTGGCGGAGCTTCTGCTGCAAACGATACTACAGTTGTAATTCCAGCTAACTCACAAATCGTTGATTGTGTAATCGACTGCCCTACTGCAATGGGTAATGCTACTGCAGTATTAAGCGTTGGTGATACAGTTGGTGGTAACGCTACATTCATTAATTCGTTTTCAATTACTGTAGCCTCTGGTGTTGGACGTAAATATCCACTAACAGAAGCAGGCGGTGCATTGGCTTGGGCGGATACTGGAACAGCAGATAAAAAAATAACTTGGACAACTACAGGTGCTACAGATGCTGGTGAAATTAGAATTACAATTCTTTACCAACAGAATAACAACTTAGCATAGGAGATAATATGGCAGATACAGTAACAGGACCACAAATCTTACAAGAAAACGACAATAGAGCTACAATCAAACTTGTCGTTGAGTCAGATGGTACAGGCGGTACTACTGTTATGGGTGATGTGTCAGCATTAGCTGCAAATAATTTAGGTCAAGCTGTTGCAAGAATTTCAATTCAACAACTATGGTTTAGTTGTTCTGAAGGAGATGGTGGTAACGCTTATGCTCGTCTAGAATATGAAGACAGTGATGGAGATATACCTATAATTACATTAATTAGTAGTGGTAACTTTGATTTTAGATCGTTTGGTGGGC